CCCAGCGCCTCGCCAAGCGCCAGAAGGCCGCGGAGAACACCGCCGAGCGCCTGAAGGCGCGCCTGCTGGACTGCATGCAGCGCCTCAACCTTAAGGACGTGCAGACCAGCATCGGCAAGTGGCGCATCCAGATGAACCCGGCGAGCTGTCAGGTGCTGGACGACGCCCAGGTGCCCGAGGAATTTCACGTGAAACAGCCCGACAAGATCGACCGGGCGGCGATCCTCAAGCACTGGAAATACACCGGCGAGCTGCTGCCCGGCGTGGAGATCACCCAGAGCGCTGGGTTGAGATTCCGATGAGCGCGTCGGCGGTAAAGGCCACGGCTCAGATCGCCGCCGCGCCCCTGCGGGCCTCCGGAAAGACCACGATGATTCTGGACGTGTTCGGCGACCGCGCCGAGGCGCTGGAGGCCCTGCGGGACACCGTGCTGGACGTGGAGCTGAAGCCCCACCGGGAGAAGCGCAGCGTCAGGGCGAACGCCCTGTGCTGGGAGATGTGCTCCCAGATCGGCAGGAGCCTGTCGCCGCCGCTGCCCAAGGAGGAGGTCTACCGGGACGCCATCCGCGCCGTGGGCGAATACGACCAGTATTACATCCGCGAGGAGGCGCTGGAGGCGTTTCTGGCGACCCGGAAGCTGTTGGGCGTGGGCTGGTTTGCAGAGGTGGTCGGCGACGCGCCGCTGCGCGGCTATGTGGAGGTGCTGGCCTACAAGGGCAGCAGCGTCTACGACAGCCGGGCGATGGCCTCGCTCATCGACTATCTGGTGGATCAGGCCGAGCAGATGGAGTTGCCCATTGCCTACGATCTCAGACAGATCGAGCGCATCAAGGAGGACTGGGGCCGCGAGTTCGCCCGCCGGGCGGCGGCCCTCGAAAAAGGAGGAAATTGAGATGTCCCAGAGAGACAACACCCGCCGCATCGCCGGATTCCGCGGCGCGGAAGTGCAGAGCGGCGCAAGGCTGCTGATCCCGGTGCCCGCCGACGAGTATTCCCGCCTGACGCGGGATTCGGCGATGCTGGACGTGATCGCGGCCTTCGCGGAAAAGAACAGCTACATCGACATGACGCTGGTCAAGACGCTGCTCGCGGCGCGTGGCCAGCAGGCTGAGGAGGAAGCGTAATGGCAATCCCGGTTCTGATTCTCGGCGAATCCGGCACCGGCAAGACCACGAGTCTGCGGAACTGCCCCCCGGAGCGCTTCGGCATCATCAACGTCAGCAAAAAGCCGCTGCCCTTCCGCAGCAGCTTCAAGACCTACAACACGGACGACTACGGCAAGATCACCGGCGCGCTGAAGCTGGCCAGGGCTCCGTCGATGGTGATCGACGACAGCCAGTACCTCATGGTCAACGCGTTCATGCGGCGCTCGAAGGAAAAGGGCTACGACAAGTACACGGACATCGCCAACGCCCACTGGAGTCTGGTGGATTTCGTCATCAACTACCTGCCCGAGGACATGATCGTGTACTTCATGTCTCACATCGACCGCGACCAGCAGGGCAACGAGAGGGCCAAGACCGTCGGACGCATGATCGACCAGTACATCACGCTGGAGGGCATGTTCACCATCGTGCTCAAGACCCACGTGCAGGACGGCCACTACGGCTTCCTCACCCACAACAGCGGCTTCGACACGGTCAAGACTCCGCTGGGGATGTTCGATGCCGACGAAATCGACAACGACCTCTTGATCGTGGACGACGCGATCCGCGAATTTTACAGCTTAGGAGGAAAACGCAATGATCCAGATCCCGAATGACTACGACAGCGCCAGAGCCTATGACGGCAGCGCCGCTCCCCGGCTCACTCCCGGAGGTCACATCTGCCGCATCCGCGGCGTGCGTGTGGAGCAATCCAGAAACGGAAACGACATGCTGGTGGTGGCCTTCGACATCGTCGAGGAGGGCGAGTTCAACGGCTATTTCCAGCAACGCTTCGAGCGCGCCAAGTCCTACAACGCCTATGCCAACTGGCCCGGCGTGTTCCGGACTACGATCCTCACGGAGGACGGCAGAACCAACGGCTATTTCAAGGGCTTTATCGAGGCCGTAGAGGCCAGCAACGCGGGCTACAGCTTCCACCAGAGCGGCGGAAACGAGGCGCTGCTGAAGGGCAAGCTGGTGGGCTTCAACTTTGGCGAGGAAGACTACCGGTCGCCAATAGACAACAGCGTCAAGACCGCCGTCAAGCCCTTCTACGCGGTGAGCGTCGCGAAGGTGCGCGAGGGAATCGCCCCTCCGGCGAAAAAGCTACTGGCCGACGCGGGCAGCGCGCCCCGGCCCGTCGGGCAGCCGGACGCAAACGGCTTCCAGCCGGTCGAGGACGACAAGCTGCCCTTTTGAGGAGGCCGACAATGCTGACGTGTGACACCTGCACCTGCTGCCGCGACTGCAGCGCGTGCGTGAGAAAGGAGTGCGAGCATGGCTGTGCCGAGCCGAACGGACATCCCCGTGGGGCGGAATAACGCCGTCACCCGAATGGCGCTGGCAGGGCGCTGGAACATGCCCGACCGCAAGGTGCGCAGGCAGATCGCCCGCTTCCGGGAGGATGACAGCGACGGCATGATCGTCGTCTCCTCCTCCCGCGGGCGCGGCTACTACCGCACCAATGACCCGGAGGAAATCCGCGCCTTTATCGCTGACACTTCCGCCCGTATCCGCAGCCTGTCGAGGCTCCTGATCTGCGCGCGGCGGGCGCTCAGGCGGGCGAACGGGCAGATGGAGATGGAGATCGAAAAGGAGGTTATGTAATGCCGTATTTTATGCCCTGCCCCTTTTGTGGAGCGAGAACGCCGATTGTGCGTCTGGAAACAGACATTTCTGATTTCACTCTGGAAAACCCGGATCACGTATGCCGCGTGAAATGCGCCCTCTGCGGAGCGCAGGGGCCGACTTTCAGCGACAAGGATTATCACAATGATTTCGAGGAGCTTGCGCGTGAGGCATGGAACATGCGCACCCCAACGGACTGATCCATGTCAAGACCCCAGAAAGCGGGGGTAGAGTACTTTCCGCTTGACGTCGAAAACGACGATAAGCTGGACTTGATCGAGGCGGAATTTGGGCTGACAGGGTTTGCAGTAATCGTCAAGCTTTATCAACGCATCTACAAGCTTGGTTATTTCTGTGAATGGAATGACGAGGTTGCCTTGCTGTTCGGGAAGCGTCTAGGGACGGGTGGCAAGGCCGTTTCTGAAATAGTATCCGCCGCGATAAGAAGGTCGCTGTTTGACGAGGAAATCTACAGAAAATACGGCGTTTTGACGAGCAGAGGCATCCAGAAACGCTACTTCGAGATTGTCGCCCGTCGAAAGAATGTAGAGGTCGAACAGCGCTACCTTCTGGTTTCCCGCGACCTTGTCCCCGTAAATGTCAACATCATGTATGCAGAAACCCAGGTTAATGTCAACACCATGCAAACAGAAACCCCGGAAAATGCATACAGAAGTACACAAAGTAAAGTAAAGGAAAGTAAAGTAAAGGAAAGCAAAGTACTGCTGCATGAGCGCCCCCTCGCGGCGGCGGCAGTGGAGACAGATCAGCGCCCTGATTTCAACACCGTCGAGGCCTACGCCTCGGGCAATCTCCGCTATCTGTCTCCGGGCAACATGGAGGAGCTTGCGTCCTTTGCCGAGGACTTTCCGGCGGACATGCTCCGCTACGCCGTCGACCTCGCCGTCGGGGCGGGAAAGCCCACCTGGAATTACGTGCGCGGCATACTGCGCAGCTGGCAGTCCAAGGGCTTTAAGACCATAGGTGACGCACGCAACGAGGAGCGTCCGGCGCAGACCGCTCGCAGCCCGTATCCGGCGAAGCCCAATCCCGCCCTGCAATACGAGCAGCGCGCCCACGCCGAAAGCGACTACGACGACCTGTACATCGATCTGAGCAAGCTCTATGGCGAAGGAGGCGACGGCAAATGACCAGCGCAGAAATGATCCTGCGCCGCCAGGTGCGCGACAGCATCTCAATCCTGCGCGGCGAGCTGACCGCCCAGCAGCGCAGGACGCTCCTCGGCCAGACCCACAGCGACCCGGAGGCCGCGTGGAAGGGCCTGAACACAATCATGCGAAGGAGGAAGAGGCATGAAGCTCATTCTGACGCTCTGGGGCGCTCCCAGAACGAAGAAGAACAGCCAGTCGATACGTTGTAACCCCCGAACGGGAAGACGCTTTATCAGCCCCTCAGAGGCTTACAAGGTCTACGAGGCGGACTGCCTGAGGCAGATACCCGGAAAGGCCCGCCAGCGAATCGACCTGCCGGTGAACGTCCGCTGCGTGTACTACATGCCCACCCGGCGCAGGGTCGACCTGACCAACCTGCTGGAGGCCACGGACGATCTCCTCGTCCGGGCGGGGGTGCTGGCGGACGACAACAGTCAGATCGTCGCCGCCCACGACGGAAGCCGCGTGCGCCTCGACCGGGAAAACCCGCGAGTGGAGATCGAGATCGTCTCGATGATGGAGGGAATGTAATGGGCGCAAGGATTGACATGGTCGGCAGGCGCTACAACCACTGGACGGTGATCGCCGAAGCGGAACCCAGCCCGAGCGGAAGAATCCGATACATGTGCCGCTGCGACTGCGGATTTGAAAAAATAATCCACGGTGAAACGCTCCGTTACGGGCATACGCATATGTGCGCCGGATGCGCAGTCAAAGAGCAGCGAGCCAAGAAACAAAGCAGAAAAGCGCTCAAAGGTGAAACGCGCGTCTCCGACGCCCCACCGGCGGCGGTCTACGTCCCCACGCTTGGCCCGCGATACTACCTGATGCGAGGCCGGCAGGCCTATGGCCTCTCCGTTGCGGAAATGGCGCGGAAGCTCGAAATCTCCCCGCTGCTGCTGGACTGGCTGGAGCAGGACGACAAGACCGTCACCCATCCCAAGATCGTCGAGCGCATCGCCAAGGCCTACGGCCTGACCGAGGAGCAGTGCGTGGACATGCTGCCGGAAAATTACCGCCCCGGACCGGGCTACGAGCCTAATCGCTACGCCCTGCCGGAAGAGGTGCTCAGCAATTTTACGGTCATGCCCGCATACGTCCGGGTGTGGAAGTGAGAGAGCGGAGAACGGAGAAGCATTGAATTGACTTGTGACGAATTGCGCTGCTAGGGAATGGCCCAGAGATGCATTGAAAAGGACTAGCACTGAATAGCACAGAATAGCTCCGCTTAGCGCAGAAAAGAAATGGAGAAGAATGGCGCTGAAGTGAAACGAAACGGAATGGGACAGCCCAGAAGCGATAGGCGATGGAATAGATTTGCTCCGCCGTGAATGGAGAAGACAAGCAATGGATAAGATGCGAGGTGAACTGAAAAGGAATGGACGGGAACTGCTCCGCATGGAAAAGGATATGAGATGCACTGAAGAGCAATGAATCGCGATGGAACAGAGTCAGAAAAAGGAGAAGCAAGGAAAAGTCCGGAATTGCGAAGGAAAGGCAGCGATGAGCCTTGAGTAGACTTGAGATGGCACGGAGCCAAACAATTTAGGAGGAAAAAACATGAAGGAACTGAGAGTTAAGATCACCTTGACAGAAGAAGCCCTGGGCATGATGCCCGCGAACCCTGAAATCTACCGCGACTACATCGCCAGCAACGCGCCCGACGCGGCGAAGTTGGCGGAGGAGATCGAAGAAAACGGCGTAGATGCGATGGTGGAGAGCGGAACCACCGTTTTCCCGAGGCTGGAAGACGGTCGCCCGTTCTTCTGGGACTACCAGATTCGGGGCATGTTCAAGGATTCCATCGGCATGCTTCGTCGCGTGCCGGGTACGGCGTGCAGCAAGCTCAAGGCCTACAAAAAGTTCGTCGACGGTCTGATTTTTGTTCGGGAGCGTAAAATCCCCGTGGAGGTGTGCGGCGAGATGGGCAACTGTCAGCGCTCGCTGCGAACGGACGGCCCGACGGGCAGCCGCACCGCGTTGGCCAGCAGCGAGACCGTTCCGGCGGGGAGCACGATGACGATGACGATTGTGATGCTGACGGACGAGCTGGAGGCGGCCGTCAAAGAGTGCCTGGACTATGGCGCGCTGCGCGGCCTCGGCCAGTGGCGCAATTCCGGCAAAGGCCGCTTCGTGTGGGAGGAAACATGCTGAATCAGATCATCAAGGCGGTGCTCATCGCCTACATTTTCCTGATCGGCGGTATTGCCGGTTACAACCTCGCTCTGCTGGGCTTCGGCCTGAGGAGCTTCGACGGAGAGTTTGAGGAGGATAATAGTGTAGATGGGCGCTAAGACTAAGATAGACTGGTGCGAAAGCACATGGAATCCGGTAACAGGCTGTTTGCACGGCTGCGAATACTGCTACGCTCGAAGGATTGCGGAGCGGTTCGGCGCAAACCAGATGCCGATATTTGCTGATTATCCCGTGCTGCATGAGCCTGTGCGTTGCACCGATACATACGCATATATGCGAGATGCAGGAATCAGCACCGGGAAAATTCAGCCGTATCCGTTCGGTTTTCTGCCAACCTTTCACCGTTATAAACTGGACGAGCCGCAGCACTGGAAGAAGCCGCGCAACGTCTTCGTGTGCTCAATGGCAGACCTGTTCGGCCATTGGGTGCCAGACGAGTGGATTGCAGAAGTCCTGCAAGCGTGCGATGCTGCTCCACAACATCGGTATCTGTTTCTAACGAAAGCTCCCTCCAGATACGAGAAAATCTCATCCTTGATGCCTTCGTGGGAGGAAATGTATCTCGAAAAAAGCAGGCCGGTTATGATGTTCGGTGTATCTGCGACTGATGATGCCATGATGGCTGTCGCGTATAAATCCAATGCTGAATGGGTATCCGTAGAACCTATTCTTGAGCCTATCGAGCCGGAATGGTTTATAAGCTCAAGCGGAAGCAACGGAGATTACAGCACGTTTCGACGCTGGGAATGGGTGGTTATCGGTGCTGAAACTGGCAAGTCAAAGCACAGAACCGTCCCCAACAAGGAATGGGTGGAAGAAATCGCACAAGTCTGCAAGAAGTACGGAACGCCTGTGTTCATGAAAGACAGCTTACGCGACCTGATGAAAGGCAGCTTTCGGCAGGAATTTCCGTGGGAGGTAAGTCGAGCAGAAGAAGGGAGATTTTGACCGATGGACAGAATCGCAACGTGCAGCATCATTAAGGGCAACGGCGGCGTGGAGGCCTACGTAAACGGCGTGGTCTCCGAGGAGCTGCGCCGCCAGAACGCCATCCGGGAGGCGGAGGAAGCCGCCCTGCGGGCGGAGCTGGCCGTGACCCGAGCCCGGCGCAACCGGCTGCTGGCCGAGGACCTGCGGCTGCGGCGAACCGTGCGGAAGCGCCCGCTGCGCCAGCGCGTGCGGGACAGGATCGCGGACGGCTGGGCGTGGGTGATGGGGTGCATCGTGACGTATCCCAAGCTTATCAAAATGTGGAGGGAATGAGCATGAGCGAAAGACCTCTTGAGCTGGCAATCAAAATGTATCTGACGGCAGAAATCGTCAAAGACGAAGAGGCACGAGGCCATCATGAAGCGGCAAATCGATACGCCGCCATATTGCAAAATATGGTGGACAGATTCTTGGAGGCGAAAGAAAATGGCTGAGCGCATGACCCACGACAGCTGCGAAGGATGCAGACACAACCTCGGCGGCGGATGCTGCCGGATCAACGAGGAGGCCGAGTGCGGAGCCGGAGACCGGGAGCTGTGGGAAAATGAAGGTGAACAGGAGGGCTGAAAATGGCACAGTTTGTTGAGGTCATGAATCAGGCACGGCGGATATGTCTTGAACATCCGGGCGATTGTGATGGATGCCCACTGCATGATGACGATGGTTTGGTCTGCCGGTTTGATCTCGGCGAAAAGTATCTTTACTACGATACCGCGGAGCGCATCGTGTTGAAATGGGCCGAAGATCATCCCGAGCAGGTGTATCCAAACTGGAAAGAGGCGTGGAAGAAGCTGTTTCCAAATGCACGCGAGGTTCCGTGTCCTCGGAAGTACTTTGACGAGGGCTGTTTCCCGATCTTTATCTGCGCAAAGCATGATTGTGACCGTTGCAAAGCCCTGCAGATGGATCCGGAGATCGCGGAGAAGCTTGGAATCAGGCCGATTGAGATCAAAAAGCCAGCCAGCTGCGGAACGTGCAAATATAGCGACAAATCCGTGTGGGAAGCGCCGTGCGGGACATGCAAGCGTGCGCATGGCGATTGTTACCCTGACCAGAGAGAGGGAGAGAACGATGCCAAAGTACATTGACGCTGAAGCGCTCAAAGCGGCTGTAAACGCGTATTGCGACAAAACAAAGCCGTGTTCTACGATTTCTGTTGCGGGGCTGATCCGCGACGTACTGGACATCTTGGATGCCACTGCCGCAGCCGCCGGAGGAGGAATGACACATGGATTTGGATCAGTTGTACGATAACTTCAAACACTTGATCAACGATCTATCCCCTGAAGAAATGCAGCGGGAAACGGATCGGGCAATCCGGGAGAGCAGAGACGCTTACATAATGGAAGGAGAAGATGATGAGTGATCTGATCAGCCGTGAAACGGCGGTGGCGATCCTGCGGGCAAAAGCAGACATGGCAATCGGAGAGGTCAAGGACGCAGCCTCATTTTTCGACTATTGCGCCAACATGATCGAGAAACTTCCCGCCGTGGACGCGAAGATCGACGGAAACACTTCCGACGGCTACCACACCTTCAACGAGCTGTACCACCATCGCGCAGTGCTGTTCTCAGTAATTGTAAAAGCGTTCCCGAAGCGGGCATGGAAGTCCAGAAAGCATCACGACGGTACAATGTACGACGGGATGTTTATCGTGGGAATCGACACGCCGCAGGGGCAGGCTACTTATCATTACGACGTTGATCCGTATTGGGAGATGTTTGCATGCCGGGAGCTTGACTATGCGCCGGAATGGGACGGACATACGTCCGCAGAAGCGATCTCCCGAATCGGCGCGTTGGCGCCGGTGCGACACGGGAGGTGTGAATTTTGCAGTAGAGGTAAACCGATAAAGGCATTTACCATACTCCCGGATTGCGGATTGCAATATGGGACAAGCATTATGGCGAACTATTGCCCGTTATGCGGCGCGAAAATTGATGGAGGCGATGAAAAATGAATACTTTGGACGCATTTGTGATGGGAGAAGCGAACCGTGGCAAAGAGAGAATGGTCTTTGACTGGGATAAAGCCGCGCGCCTTATCGCGGAGAAAAAGCCGCACCGCGCGTGGGCTGGACTTCGCGGCGACTTTTGCAACACAGGCGGCATGATCTACGAGGACGGGAAGCTGATCACTGACGAGTACACCTATCTTGCGTCTACGTGGGCAGTCCCGGAACTCAATGTCGGCCTCGAAACGGTTGAATGCTATCGCATGGAATCCGATACGCCGGGCTGGAACGAAAGCACCTCGTGGCCGAGAAGCGCGCGGAACATCCTAGAGGAGGCGTTAGGCAAATGATCGCCATCTGGATCGCAATCGGCGTCGTCGCCGCGCTGGGCGTTGCGACGGTGTACGCCTGCATCGTCGCTGGGAGCGACACGGATGACGAATATGAGCGATGGAAAGAGTCGAGGCGCAAGAAGGAGGATGAATGAATGCTGATGCAGCGGATCATCGGCGCGGACGGGGTCATCCGCACGAAGCTGGATATCGCAATCCAGCGATTTCAGTCGTTTGAGCCGCCGGAGGGCTACCATCTCGCCTTCTCCGGCGGCAAGGACAGCCAGTGCATCTATCACCTCGCAAAGATGGCGGGCGTAAAATTCGACGCTCATTACAACGTGACCAGCGTCGATCCTCCCGAGCTGATTTACTTCATCCGCGAGTATTATCCAGACGTCATCTTTAATTATCCCAGAGACAGGGACGGTAAGCGAATCACTATGTGGAATCTCATTGTCAAAAATAAAATTCCGCCGACGCGCTTAAACCGATATTGCTGCGCCGAGCTAAAAGAAACCAACGGCGACGGTCGGATGGTCGTGACGGGCGTGAGGTGGGCGGAATCCGTAAAGAGAAAGGCGAACCACGGTGTCGTAGACATTCATGGGAAGCCGAAAACAACTCGGAAAAAAGCCACAGAAATGGGCGTGGATTACAAAGTGAACAAGTTTGGCGGAATCATCATGAACGACGACAACGACGAAAACCGCCGTCTTGCGGAGTTTTGTTATCGGACGCAGAAAATGCTCCTGAATCCCATCATCGATTGGACGGATGACGAGGTTTGGGAATTTCTCAACGACATTGTAAGAGCACCCCATTGCCCCCTTTACGACGAGGGGTTTCCGCGCATTGGCTGTATCGGCTGTCCGCTGGCGAGTGCAAAGCAGCAGCAAAAGAAACAATTTGCACGTTACCCAAAATTCCGCGAGGCGTATGTCCGAGCGTTTGACCGTATGATAAAAAAACGTAAAGAGGACGGACTACCAACCACTTGGGAAACCGCCGAGGACGTCATGTCCTGGTGGGTAAGAGCGCCTGAAAACAAGAAAGATAAGGAGGATAAAAAATGATCAAAATCGAACGCGTCGAGACATTTGGTTGGGAGACCGCCGTCAGAGGCATGCGGAACCCGCTGAACAGCTGGGAGAAGTCGGACAGCCTTAGCTATGAGGATGATGAAGGCGCTACGATTGACTATTTGTATAACGTCGGGCGCAAAGACAAAGAGCTGATGACGTCTCTCGTCAAAGCCGGAACCGATCACAGCAAATTTATGCGCATGCTCGGAATCGCTATGGACGTCGTTGCCCCGCTCTACTGGTGGAAGGAATTCGACACCTATAAGGTTGGGACGGTTGCAAATTCATGTTCGACCATGCACAAGATTCAAGCAAAGGAATTCACACTTGACGATTTTTCACACGAACATCTGATTGACGAATATTGGGAAGATGGATTTTGGGAAAGTGAATGGCTGGATGATTTGCGTACTACAATTGCGCGACTAAATCGCGCAAGGAATCGTTTTTTGAAAACAAAGGACAAAAAATATTGGTGGCAAATGATTCAGCTTCTTCCCTCAAGTTACAACCAGCGTCGCACGGTCATGCTGAATTACGAGGTGCTGCGCAACCAATATCACGCGCGGAAGAACCACAAGCTGGACGAGTGGCATGACTACTGCAAAATGCTGGAGGCGCTGCCCCACTCCGACCTGATTACGATGGAGGCGCAGAAGGAATGAGCCACAGCAGCATTCCCAGCCGCAACCCCAGCGGCTGCCTTGATCTCACGGCGCGAGATGCACTTGTATCGGTGCAAAAATCGCGGGAAGAAGTCGATCTGCGGACACAGCAGGTCATACACACCCTCAAAAAATGCATTGATCTGTGCGGCTACGATCTGCTGAATCGAATCGAACTGCGCGACCGGGAAACAGGGAGGATTTACAGATGAGTGAGTTTGCAAACAAAAAAGAGGCACCGCCGCAGACAGAGCTGAACGCCCTCGAAATCCACGGCATTGAGTTTATTGCCGGGCTGGACGCGCAGATTGCGAAATTTGCGGAGGCGCTGAAACCGAGGCTGAAAAGCCTGCCCAACGGCTGGCGGGATTTCCGGCTGGCGCAGAATCTCATCGCAAAGGCGCTGGACGGCCTCTACGCGACCATGCCCACCAAGACCCTGCTCAAGTTCCAGCGCCTAAACGAGATCGGCGAGGTCATCCTGCGCCCCAAGCCCGCGTCGCGAAAGGGCCAATACATGCAGATCGTGGACAACGACGACCTCAAGCTGCTCATTAACAAGACCATCGAGCACGAGTGCGCCATCTGTCTGCGCAGGGGCGGCGAAGTCCGCTCCTGCCCCCTGCGCCGGGCGCTCATGAGCATCTGCCCGCCAGAGGAGCTGGTCAAGGACGGCTCCTGCAACTATCAGGCCGTAGCCGCCGGGAACGACCTCGGCCAGTACATCTGACGACAAAAAAGGAGGAATCAACATGCACGCAATGCAACCCCGGGAAATGACTCTCAACGGCTATCAGTACGCCGCGCGGCGCACCCAGAACGGCAAGCTCAACCCCTGCGAGCGCCGGATGCACGCGCTCCACGGCCTCGCCAGTGAGGTCGGCGAAATCCACGCCCTGTATCAGAAAACCTTCCAGGGCCATCCGCTGAACGCGGACAGCGTCGTGGACGAGCTTGGCGATCTGCTCTGGTTTGCCGCGGAGCTGGCCGACGTGCTGGGCGTGAGCCTCGATACGGTTGCGGCTCACAACATCCGCAAGCTCCGGCGCCGCTACCCGGAGGGGTTCGACGCGGAGCATTCCCTGCATCGGGAGGAAGAATAAAATGGCGGTCAGCAAGCGCGGCGTAAATCTGGACGGCTGGGACGTGACCTGGGACGAGTATAAGGAGCTGGACTACTTTTGCCGGCAGTACCATCGCAAAAAACAGGAGGCGGAGAACCTGCTGACGCTGCGCGTCTCCACGCCGCAGCCGGTCGTCGCCGCCGATGGAAGCGCGGATTTTCCGGGCCGGGGCGGCGGAGGCGTGTCCGATCCCGTGGCCGCGATGGCCGAAAAGCGGGAGCGCCTGCTGCGGGACGTGCGGCTCATCGACCGGGCGGCGAAGCTCGCCGGTGCAGAGCTGGCGCCCTGGCTGCTGCGGGCCGTGACCCGCAGGGACGGCGTGGCCCGGATCATCGCCGACGGATGCCCATGCAGCGAGCGCTCCTTTTACCGCATGCGCCGGAGGTTTTTCTACGTGCTTCGGGAGCTGCGCAACAGCGACGCGGCGTAAAGTTGGCAGTGCGGTGCAGTACATCTGTGGTATACTTTCAGCGTGGACAGGTCGGAAACTGCGGCCTGTCCTCTCTCTGTGCCGATTTTGGCGTGCGCCGGGGTCTTTCCTCCTCTCCGGCTGCGGGAGCGTCCATTTTTATTGCAGGCTGGGGGCAGGGCGCGGTTTCGGCGGGAGGAAGCAGCTTCCAGAATTGCCGGGTTATTCGATTATTTTTGATTTTCTTTCCGTCTAGGTATTGACAAGTTATATGACTTATGTTATAATATAACTGTCATCAGGGAGATGATAATCGATCGGGCAAGCGGTAGAAAGGAGCTGCATATGCAGAACGAAATCATGACAGACCATCAGTTCGACGGATTGCTCAAAATGGTGATTAAGGTTATCGAAGCGAGCAAGGACAAGCAGGAAGCCATTGACAGTCTGAAAGACATGCTGAAGGACAAGGGCGAATAAAAAGATTCCCGCCGTGCCGGGCGGGAATCATGGAACCTCGCGGGAGCGGACTTGCCGCCGCTCCCTGATTATAACACAGTATCTCCCTCTTGGCAAGCAGAAAGTTTCAGGGAGTGAAGTGAATGGCTCTGAAATCAGACGGCGACAAGGTGATGACCACCGTCATTCTCACCAGAGCGCAGAAACAGCGGCTGGACGAGCAGGCGGAGCGTCTCGGTATCGGCGTTTCGGCGCTGATCCGGCTGGCGGTCGCGAGGTGGCTGGATGAGCAGCCGATGCGGAGAACAGAAGGCGGGGACGAGGAATGTACGAAAACCTGAGCTATGAAACTGGCGAGGAACTGTGCGAGAAAATGGCAGCGGAGTGCGATACCGCGATTCTGGCATTTTCCACCGGCAAGGACAGCATCGGCGCATGGCTCCAGATGCGGAAGTATTTTCGCAACATCGTGCCGTATTACTGCTACACGGTGCCGAAGCTCGGATTTGTGGAGGACAGCCTGAAATACTATGAGGACTTTTTCGGATGCCATATTTACAGGCTTCCCCATCGCTCGTTTTACCGTTTCCTGCGCTGCATGGTTTTCCAGTCGCCGCCGCATGTGACGAAGATCGAGGCGCTGGATCTGCCCGGCGAAGAGTACGACGACCGGATGGTTGGAGAGATCATCCGCAGCATGGCGAAGCTGCCTGAGGCCTGCTATGCCGGAACCGGAGTGCGGATGGCGGACAGCCCGATGCGGAGAATCGGGATTAAGACTCACGGCGCGATCAATCACAACGACAAGCGCTTTTACCCGGTGTATGACTGGAACAAAGAGCGCCTGCTGAATGAGATCGATGCCGCCGGGGTAAAGCTGCCTGTGGATTACGAGCTGTTTGGCAGGACGTTTGACGGGCTGGATTATCGCTTTCTGAAGCCCATCTCCGAGCGGTTCCCGGAGGATTATGAAAAGATTCTGACGTGGTTTCCGCTTGCGGACATGGAAATTTACAGGCGCGAAGGCCTGAAGCCGATGCCCATTGAGGAGGAATAACACATGGGATACTGGGATGAGCGTGAAAAGAAGCCGGAAGCCGTCGAGGTGGACAACGCATCTCTGGAGGATTTTGAAAAGACGGTCGAGGAAGAATTGGGCGATGTGGAGAAGTCCTTCCGCGAGCGCATGGCGAATGAGAATAAGCGGTTCCGCGACATGTGCGACACGGAATACTGGGTGGCCGTGTGCTTTACCAGCCGCGAGCAGAAGGAAGAATTTTTGCGGTCGATGGACTTGCCGGTGGATGAAAAGTATATCGACGGCAGGGAGATGGCGCGGAAATGCAATCGCGCTGTCAAAACTCCCGATCTGAAATTTGCAAAAATTGGAAAGCCGAACAAGGCGTTTTTGGACAGAATCAGGCGTGAAAGCTGAAAAAGCTGCACGCCTGATTTGATTTTTGGTTCCCTCGAAAGGAGGTGAGAGCCATGACTGCAATGCAGAGGCAGATCAACCGCATTACTGGCGTTTCCGGCGCTGGCGGAAGGCGCACTGCGTCCCGCCGCGTACAGTCCGCGATGCGCGCCAGAGCGGCCAGCACCTAAACGCCCGCGCCCCATAAGTGCGTGGGCGTTTTTATGGAACGGAGGGCATTTATGGGGCGACCTAAAAAACAGATTGATTTTGAAGCGATACGGGAGCTTGCGAGCGAGAACAACAGCGTTTCAGACATCTGCCGGGCGATTAAAATCGCGCGGCAGACTTTTTACAGCTCGAAGGAAGCGCAGGAGGCCTATGAGGACGGGCGAGCCGACATGCGGATCAACCTGAATCACTGGCAATGGCAGGCCGCGCGGAGCAATCCACAGATGCAGATTCACCTCGGAAAGTACATTCTGGGGCAGAACGACATGCAGGAGCCTGAGAAGGAGAAGCACAGCAAGATCATCCTGAAAGAGAACGGCGACATTGAGGTGGAATGATGGGTAAAATCATAGCCGGCGTATTTCTGCCGCTTTCGAAGGACATCCGAGCGATGAGGCATGCCGAGTACATGCTGGGCGGCGGACGCGGCTCCACAAAGTCCAGTTTTATTTCCGTGATGATTATTCAGGGTCTGCTCACGGACGACGATGCGAACGCGATTGTCTATCGACGCGTTGGAAATACGCTGAAGGACAGCGTGTATTCTCAGCTCGCCTGGGCGATTGATATTCTGGATCGCAATGACGAATTTGTTTTTCGCAAGTCGCCGATGGAGATTGTTCGGGTCTCGACGGGGCAGAAGATCATGTTTCGCGGCGCGGACGATCCTATGAAATCGAAGTCCATCAAGCTCGTAAAGGGCTATTTCAAATATTTGTGGTTTGAAGAGCTGGTCGAGTTTCGCAGCATGGAAGATATTCGGACGATCAAGCAGTCCGTTCTTCGCGGCGGCGACAAGGCGATTACTTTTTACAGTTACAATCCGCCCAAGACCGCGGCGAACTGGGTAAACGAAGAGGCGCTGAAGCCCAGAGAAGATCGCCTGGTGCATATGAGCACTTATCTGGATGTGATCGGCGAGCATCGGGACTGGCTGGGAGAGCCGTTTATCGCCGAGGCAGAGGCCGTCAGAGCCACCAACGAGCGCGCCTACCGCAACGAGTACCTGGGCGAGGTCACCGGCACCGGCGGCAATGTGTTCGACAACCTTGAGCTGCGGGAGATCGACTCCAAGGAAATCGATTCCCTAGAGACCTTTTACAACGGCCTCGACTTCGGCTTTGCCACCGACCCGGACGCGTTCACCCGCTGGGCCTACAGCCGCAGGACGCGCAGGCTGTATGCCGTCGCCGAATACTACGGCTCCCACACCAACATCGACACGTTGGCGGAAAAGGTCGCCGCGCTGGCAGGGCGGGAGATCGTGCGCTGCGACAGCGCCGACCCGCGAATGATCGCTGAGCTGAAGCGGCGCGGAATCACCGCCGTGGGCGTGCGCAAGGGCGCGGGCAGCGTGGAGCACGGCATGCGATGGCTGGAGGATCTGGGTGCAATCGTGGCCGACCCGCGGCGCACGCCCAACATCGCTCGGGAATTTCAGAAATACGAATATTTGCAGGACAAGAACGGGAATTTCCTGCCCGCGTATCCGGACAAGGACAACCACTGCCTGACCGGCGACACGCTGGTATGCACCGTGAACGGCGAAAAGCGCATCGACGAGCTGGTCGGTCAGACCGGCGCGGTGATCTGCTACGACGAGGAAAACGGGCGAGCGGCGACGGCTCGCTTTTTTGACGTCCGGCAGACGGGCGTGGAGGAAATATACGAAATCGAGCTGGAGGACGGTCGAATCCTCCGAGCGAGCGGCGAGCACCCGATCCTGACCCGGCGCGGCTGGGTTCCGGCGCGTCAGATCGCGGAGGACGATGAAATTTTGGAGGTATCAGGTCATACGCTGCGCGTGCGGAGCGTGAAGCGCAGACCGGCTGAGCCCGTGTATAACATGGAGGTCGAGCGCTTTCACAATTTCGCCGTCAATGGCGGGCTGATTGTGCATAACTGCATCGACTCCTCACGCTATGCGCTGGAGCCGGAAATCGGGCGCAGAGTCGCAACGACGCGCTCGGACATCTACTAAGCAAGAGGTGACAACATGATTACACGCGCCAAGCGCTATCTGGACGAGGCCGGCATGCCCTCTCCGGCCATGCTGCGCAGTGTGCTGGCGGAGCATCTGGCCGAGGCTCCCCGGCTGGGCAAACTGGCGGACTACTACCGGGGCGACAGCGAGATCACCCGCCGCGTCCGGCAGCCGGGCCTTCCCAACAACCGCATCGCCCATCCCTACGCGCGCTACATCGTCTCCGTGGCCACGGGCTATCTCATCGGACAGCCGGTGAATTACTCCGTGGACAGCGGCGAGGACGCGCTGCAGCCCGTCACGGACGCGTATAGCAAGTGCTCTATTTCCTCCATCGACGCGGAGAACGCCCGCCACGCCTCCATCTACGGCCGCGGCGTGGAATACGTGCATGTGTCGGAAAACGACGAGGGGCAGGTGCTTCCCTGCGTGGCGGCCCTGTCGCCGGAGCAGGCTTTTGTCGTCTACGACGACGATTACCACAACACGCCGCTCTTTGGCGTGTACTATGCCAAGGACACCACCGAAGAGGGCAATCAGGACGGCTGGCGCGTGTATCTCATGGGCGACCGGAGCGTCCGGGAGTGCCACATGACCGATCTATCGGCCAGCGCGGTCACGGTCGTCAGAGAGACCCAGCATTATTTCGGCGGCGTGCCGATGGTGGAATACTGGAACGACGAGGACGAACGCGGCGACTTCGAGTGGGTGCTGCCGCTCATCGACGCATACGACAAGCTCCAGTCCGACCGCGTCAACGACAAGGAGCAGTTTGTGGACAAGCTGCTGCTGCTCACCGGCTGTACCCTCGAGGACGACGAGCGGGGCCGTCCGCCGTGGCAGCAGCTCCGGGAGGACAAGGCGCTCTGCCTGCCGGACTTGCAGGCCAAGGCCGAGTATTTGCAGGGCGCGCTCACCGAGAGCGACGTGGAGGTGCTTCGGACGGCGCTTGTGGCGGACATCCACAAGATGAGCATGATTCCTGACTTGTCCGACCGGGAGTTCGCCTCCAACGCCTCCGGCGTGGCCATGAAATACAAGCTCTGGGGCCTTGAGCAGATGACCAACGTCAAGCAGCAGTGGTTCATCGAGGGCCTCAAGACGCGCCTGAAGCTCTTCGCTAATTTCTGCAAGGTGCAGGGCCATCCGGCGCTCAACGTGGACGACGTGAAGATCACCATGACCCGCGCCATGCCCGCGAACCTCGTGGAAAACGCCCAGATGGCCCAGTACGCCGAGGCCGCCGGAGCCGCCAGCACCGAGACCAAGGTGCGCATGCTCCACGCCGCGGACGGCTGGACGGACGAGATGGTGCAGGAGGAAGTCAACAAGATCGAGGGCGAATCCCAGAGCACCGCCGATCCGCTCACCCAGTACGGCAACATGCTGATGGGCGATACCTCTGACCAGCTCAAATCGCAGGACAAAAAAGAGGAGGAGTAATGAGCAATGGCGAACGGAGGGCGTAAGAGCCTGCCTCGGCGCATTCTGGAGGCCGCGGACGCGTTCGCCAGTTCTTTTTCAGACGCGGAACTCAAGCTGTTCGGGGCCTTCGGCGCACTGCTCGGCGGCAAGGCGCTCAAGCACGGCCGCTATCTCGCACTGACGCGCCGCAGAATCCAGCGTGAGCTTGCGCGCGTCGTGGACAATATCTGCGTAGCGCTCGAAGAGGAAGCCGCTCAGGTGGCCCGTCAGGCGCTTTTGACGGCCTATGCGGCGACCGCCGAGACGATTGCCGATGAAATTGAGGCATTCGCCGTGCAGACGGAGGTTGAAGCGGAGCGAGCGCAGCGGGAAATGATCAAAATCGTCGACGAGCTCACGCGGCTTGTCAACGAGTCCACTCAAATCGAGCTGAAGCACATGCGCCGTGACGCGGACGACATCTACCGCCAGATCGTGGAAAAGGTGCGTGACGCGTGGCTGGAACCCGGAAACGCGTCCAAACTGAACGCGGAAGTGCAGGAGGCGATCAGAGAGTTTGCGGCCAGTGGCGTGACCGGCTTTACCGACAAGGCCGGCAGAAAATGGGGCCTGTATGAATACGCCAACATGGCCATGCGGACGGCCATCCACCGCGCCGGACTGCAAGCCACCATCGACACCATGCGGGCCAAGGGCCAAGACCTCGCCTATGTCACCCGGCATCCGGGCGCATGCCCGCTGTGCGCGAGATGGTATGGCGTGATCCTTTCGCTTTCCGGCGACGATCCGACGCATCCATCATTGCAGGGCGCAATGGATCAGGGCCTGTTTCACCCCAACTGTGCAGACGTGCTCCAGCCATACATTCCCGGCGTGTCCGATCTGACCGCCGGCATGGGCGAATACACGCCGGAGGAGAGCGCGGCGCGCTACACGGCCAGTCAGCACCAGCGCACATTGGAGCGGGAAATCCGCAAGTGGAAGCGCATGCAGGCCGCGTCCACCACGCCGGAAAACGAGCGCATGTGCAAGGCCCACATTGATAAGCTGCAGCGCCAGCTCCGCACGCTGACCGGCGAGACCAAGCTCCCCCGCCGCTACGACCGCGAGGGCGGCAGAGTACTCCTCAGCGCGGATGCAAAAAAGCTGAAGCCCTTTACAGTTGGCGAAAATGGGCGTATAATTCAAAACATCGCCACTAATCCCGCGATAACGAAGACTGATGCGCCGAATGCGTCCACGAAAGCGAGCGAAAACAGCGTGAATTTCATCTGCAAAATCGACCGGAGCATATATTCTTGCGTCTCCAAGGATATTACCACGGACGAGGTCGTGATTACAGAAGAGCGGATTCAGCACATCAAAGAGCGTCACCCGAATGATTACGAGCGGTATTACTCTTATATCGCTCAAATATTGCGCAGCCCAGACTATATTCTTGAGGATAAGGTTCATACGGGCCTGATCTTAAAAGAGATCAAAGAGGACGATAAAATGTTTCGGCTTGTATTGCGATTGAGCACATCCACGGATAACCCGGAATATAAGAATTCCGTTCTTACTTTCATGGAAACAAACAGAAAAAAGTGGGAGCAGAACATCCGGAATAAAAAAGTGCTTTACAAGCGAGACGAAATCTGATATAATTTAATTGCACTAAAGGGATTCTTGAGGTGGTAAATTTCGCGGCGACCACACGCCGATGGTATTGACAGGGGGCGTATGCATGCGCCTTCGAGAGATGCAGGAGAAGGCCGCGCCTGCCAAGAATCCACGAAGTGCGCAAAGCTCATACGACCGACCTAAACCGCCCAGCGCAAGCGAGGCGGTTTTTCTATGCCATGAACAAGGAGGAAGCAACATGAAACTGTCCATTTTGGGCACTGAATACGAGGTCATCCGCAAGAATTACGCGGACGATCCGTATTTCGAAGTCCACGGCTGCGACGCCTACTGCGACAAGCTCTGCAAGCAGCTCGTCATCTGCTCCGCGGACACGCATCCGGCATTTGCCGACGATGACGAAGTCGCCCGTGCGATGTACGAAAAGGCGACGCTGCGCCATGAGATCGTCCATGCGTTCCTGTTCGAGAGCGGCCTCAACAGCAGCTCCAACCGGATCACCGACATGGGCTGGGCCGAGCATGAGGAAATGATCGACTGGATCGCCCTGCAGGCCCCCAAGCTGCATGCGGCCTTTGAGGCCGCGGACGCGCTTTAAATCAATAACCCACGGCATTGAGCCGCCGAGGAGAGCCGATCACTCTCCCGGCGGCTTTTGCATACCCTTTTCCGCCCTGATCAAGCGGAAAAGACCTCAAAAATCAAGCCGAACGCAGCGGCCAATCTGCGGAATTGTCGACGGACGTAAAACGGAAGGAGAACCAGTCATGAAAAATGTGAAGGACATTTTCCCCATCAACCTCCAGCTCTTTGGAGAAGAAAACGGCGCTGATTCCGGCGCTTCCGGCAGCGAGAATGCCGCTCAGGGCGCGCAGGAGGCCGCAGAGCAGCCTCGCACCTATACCGAAGAGGAATTGCAGGCTGCCATCGACAGCACCGTCAGACAGCGTCTTGCGCGCGAGAGGCGCGACGCGGAGAAGCGCATCGAGCAGGCCCGGGAAGAGGCCCGCAGCGAGGCCGAGAAGCTGGCCCAGATGAACGAGGCCCAGCGCGCCGAGCATGAGCGCCAGCGCGTGGAGCAGGCCGCCAAGGATCGCGAGGCCGCCATCGCCCAGCGCGAAGCGGAACTCAACCGCCGCGAGCTGCGTGCCACGGCCATTGAAGACCTCCGCAAGCGCGGCCTGCCCACGAGCCTTGAAATCGTGCTCAACTACACGGACGCGGACGCGTGCCACACCTCCATCGACACGGTAGAAAAGGCGTTTCGCGAGGCCGTGCAGCAGGGCGTGGACGAGCGCCTGCGCCAGAGCGGCGTGACGGTGCGCGCCGGTAATGCGCCGGACTACGCGAAGATGTCCGACGCGGAATACTACGCAGCCACCTACAAGACCGGCGGCCAGAAGTGACCGCCGCAACCAGAAGAAAGGAATGAAACCATATGGCCAATGAATTTATTACCCTCCAGACCATCGCAAGACGCGCCCTGCCCCGCCTGATCGAGAACCTCGTGTTCCCGAATCTGTGCTATCGCGACTTCTCCGGGGACTTTTCCGACCTCGGCGATACGATCCAGGTGCGCAAACCCAACGTCCTCGAGGCCAAGGACTTTAACGAGGCCTCCGGCGTGGAGTATCAGGACATGAAGGAGACCAGCGTCCTCGTCAAGCTTGACAAGCTGGCGACCGTGGACGCGAAGGCCTCCGCCATCGAAACCGCCGTGAGCATCTCCGATCTCGACCGCGTGTTCATCGAGCCTGCGGCGGTGGCGCTGGCCGAGAGGATCAACGCCGACGGCCTCGCCCTCTACAAGGACGTGCCCTACGCCGTCGGCACTGCCGGCACTACGCCCGATTCCCTCGCGGCGTTTGCCGAGGCCCGCAAGATGCTCAACGTCAACAAGGCCCCTGTCAGCGGCCGCGTCGGCGTGTGGAGCCCCGAGGCCGACGCGAAATTTACCCAGATTCCCGCGCTCGTCAACGCGGAGAAGTCCGGCACGACTCAGGCGCTGCGCGAAGGCTCCATCGGCCGCGTGTACGGCATCGACAACTACATGGCGCAGGGCGTGCAGACTCACGCCTCCGGCATCACCGCGCAGGAGGGCGTAAAGCTGTCCGCCAGCGCCGCCGCAGGCTCCACCACCATCGGCCTGACCGGCACCACGCTGACCGGCAAGCTGGTCAAGGGCGACGTGCTGACCATCCTCGGCGGCACCTATGTGGTCACTGAGGACACCGCCGCCGCAGCCTCCAACGCCATCGCCGGTGTCAAGATTTATCCGGCGCTGAAGAAGTCCGGCACCACCAGCACCAACGTCACCATCGCCGCCAGCCATGCGGCCAACCTCGTGTTCTGCCCGATGGCCTTTGCCTACGTCACCCGTCCGCTCATCAATCCCGACGGTCAGGGCGTGCAGAGCTACGTCACCAGCTACAACGGCATCTCCCTCCGCGTGACGAAGGGTTATGACCAGAAGTACAAGCGCTCCACCTACTCGATGGACGTGCTTTACGGCTACAAGACCATCTACCCGGAGCTGGCCGTCCGCGTGATGGGCTAAGGCCGTGGCGATCAACGCGGAGCATGTGCGCGAGCGCCTGACCGCGTACATCTACCCGAGACGACCGGCGACGGACGAGCAGGAGGCCGCGTTTCTCAAGGCCGTGCAGGTGCAGGCGGAGTACGAGAGCGCATTCGACGGCGAGGATGCGCTCCCGCCCGGCGTATCGAGCTTTTCCATCGGCAATTATTCCGTCACCGCTGAGACAGCCCAGAGCGCAGGTTACACGCAGCAGACGATCTGCCCTGCGGCCTATGCGTATCTTTTCAACGCGGGCCTGATCCGGCATACGCTGCCTGTTGCGAGGAGGCTGTAGCCATGTTTGGACTCAACGAGCGGGCACGGCACTATAAGCGCACTGGACAGCAGGGCGGAAAGCCTGCCTACGCGGCGGAATCCGCCGAATTTGCCTGTCGGACACAGCCGACGCGCAGTCGGAGCCTCAGCGATGAAAAAAGCGTCATGCTGAGCGCAGATACACTTGTATTTGCGCCCGGCTCCGCCGCCGCGCTCGGAATTTCACCCGGTGACCGGCTTAAAATCGGCGCAGAACATCTCATCGTTTCTGAGGTTCAGGCCATGCGAGGCTATTCCAAAATCCACCACCTCGAAATTCTCGCGAAGAAAGAGGGCGGATAGCATGCCGGCGCATACGAAAAACATGGGCTGCTTTTCCTACGATGTATCCATTGACGCAACCGCGACCGTCGCCCTCGCCGAGGCGGCGGCGCGGGATGCGGTCGCGGAGCTGGGCGATTACATCAAGGCCGAGTCCAACGCCATCGCGCCACTGCGTGATGGCACGCTGATCGAAAATTCGCGCGTCGAGGTCGAAGGCGACACGGCGACCATCGGCTATTTCAACACGATCTATGCCAACTATCAGCATGAGGGCGTTGAACTCAACCATCCCAACGGACGGCAGGCGAAATACCTGGAATCGGTGATGGAAAGCCCTGCGACGGCAAATGCGACCCGCGAAATTCTCGCGCAGAAGCTGCGCGACCGACTGGGAGGCTGAACCCCATGACCAATCAAGAGAAAATCGAGCTTGCGGAGCTGCTCAAGGTGCTCTGCGATCTCGACCGCTTTTCCGACTGCTCCGACCGCTTTTTTCGGCAGGTTTTTGCCCAGCGCGTCCAAGTCGTAAAGGCGAACGGCTATATCGACAAACTGCTCGCCGATGCGGGCGAAGAAGGGAATGAATAACCTATGGCAAGAAAATCTGGATGCCCGTTTAGTATCCGGGATTACAGCGTCAAAATTGAGAACAAGGTCACGGACGAGGAAGTGCTCGTCAAGGGCCTGTCCTCGGCGAGCGTTGACATTGATTCCGATACCGATGACGGCAAGACCGGTGAATCCACCTGGGCCGAGGCGATCATCAAGGGCCGCAGCGTTTCCGGCTCTCTTGAGGGCCGTCCCATCTACGACAAGACCACCGGCACCCGCGACCCGGGCCAGAGTCTGATGCATAAGGCGGCCACCAATAGCGGCGGCTGCGACAACGATCAGACGCTCATCATCGCGGACGCAATCGGCTACGCCATCAAGTACGACTGCGTGATCACCAAGGAGGCCACCTCTGTAGACGAGGACGGTGAATCCATTTCTTGGGATTGGGAAGGCGTTGGCCAGCCCGAAGAGCAGGAATATGTGCAGGTCACCGGCGTATCCTACAAAAAGGGTGATACTGCCGCGACTACGCTCACCGTAAAGGTCGGCGAGACGGAAACCGTGGCTGTTGCATTTGCGCCTGAAAAGGCCTCCAACACCCGTTTTGCCTACTCTATCGCGGATGAATCCAAGGCCGCTGTCACGGTGGATGGAATGAACATCGCCATCCGCGGCATTGCGGAAGGTTCTACCACGCTCACGATCAAGTCGATGAACAACAACAAGACTGCGGAGCTTGCGATCACCGTCAGCGCCGCGTCCTGACCGACCGACCCCGGGGCGGCAAAACAGCCGTCCCGGATTTTTGAAACAGGAGAATCAGCATGAGCATCATTGAACAGCTTGCGCGTTTTCTTGCAGGAAAGCTGCAATTGCCGCTGGAGGGCGACACGGACGGCGCTGTGTTCTACGGCTATATGCCGGAAAAGCCCACCAAGGCCATTTGCGTGTACGCCAACGACCTGCGCGCTCCCGGCGACGACGAGGGAACTCGCGTGCAGATCGTCGTGCGCAGCGATATGGACGGCGGCTGGGCGCTGGCGCAATCGCTGTCCATCATGTCCATTCTCGACGACGCGCGCGACCTGATCTTCGTGCGCGATGGCGCGTATATTCCCCGCATTGAGACGGAAAAGGGATTTCAGTTCTCCGGCATGGCCGGGAACAACACCCAGTTCTACGCTGCAAATTTCCGAATTTATTATTGCGGAGGGTATTGACATATTGAAAAATACTCGTTAATATCAATATATCAATAACAGAGGAGGAATGGTCGTGGGTAACGCTGAGTGGACTCTTCTTGCAATCGTCATAAATGCAGTATTCTTCGGAATATTTTCCTGTTTGCTGTGTATAAGAAAAGGCCTGAACCCGTCACGCGGTTTCGCACTCGGATTCTTTTTCTCGCTGTTTGGATTTCTATATTGCGCCGTGCTCCCGCCGGAGGACAGCGCAGAAATTCGAAGTCTGAAACACATAGGAGAAATGCTCGAAAGCCTGAAGGCAGAAGCTCAGGTTGATTCCAAAGATTCGCCCGCGCAGCCTGCGAAGCAATCAAAAAAAGCAGATGCGGATGATAGCATATTTGCCCGACGCATTCCTGCCGGCAGCAAGGACGGGGAGGAGCTTTGCATCTGCTCTGTATGCGGGGATTTGCAAAGAGCAGATCGAAAAGTGTGCTTCACGTGCGGAAGAAAATTTATAGAATGACATCAACATTGATATTTCGGCCCGTGCCAATTGGTACGGGTTTTTTGATGCAATTTTTGAGAGGAGATCACAAATATGGCCCGTAAAACCCTTGATTTTGACCGCTTCCTGTCCGAGCGCGAGAACGCGACGATGACGATCCGGGTATTTGGCCGCGACTGCACCGTCCCGGCGGAGCTGCCCTTTGACTACATGCTCAAGATCGAGCGCATGGTGCGCGATAAGGTCGCCATCACCGGCGAGGAGAATTTCATGCTGCTCCGGCAGATGTTCTCCAGCGATGATTTTGAATACATCGTGCATCACCCGGAGTTCCGCGCCAGCTACGTTTGGGAGCTGATCGCCTTTGCATGGCTCCGCGCAGAAAAAGAGGAGCAGAAGCCCTCGGAGCCGGTTTTTAAGACCGAGGACGAAGTGAAAATCGAAGAGACGAAGGCGCGCAGCGCAAAAAAGTAACGGTCAGCCCGATTGATCTATGGCAATACATCGAGGCTGACTTCCAGCGCGAATATGGAATTGATCTCGTCGCGGCCAGAATATCATGGCGCAAATTCTGCGTCCTGTATGGCGGCCTGTCCGGGCATAGCCGGACATACGCCAATTACGACCGCATTGCAAAAAAAGTCACAGAAAACGGCGCGACTTCTACGGGCTGGAGCCAGCTCGTAGGGCTTGCAAAGCCGGACGGAAAGGGGTAAACACGCATGCCCGGAAGCTATAACGCCGGTTCTGTCTACGCGGAAGCGACGCTCAATATCGAAAAATTCAAGGCCGCCGCGTCGCAGATGGGCGGCGAAGCCGGTAAAATCGTCACTGCCCTCGACCGTGCGGGTGCCGGACTGGAGAAATCGCAGCGGGCATTGGATTTGCTCTCTCAAAATCTGAGCGCCGCGAAAAGCAGGGTTGATACTGCCGCGTTTAGTTTTGGCTCCGCCAGTGTTAAACTTAACGAGCTTGAAGAGGCCGCAAACGCCGCATCTATTAAAGCTGCTGAGATGGAGACAGCCTACACCAATGCTGCCCAGGCATTTGGCGAAAGCAGTATTCAGGCGGCGCAGGCAAAACCCGCATATGAAGAAGCGGCGGCGAACGCTGACAAGCTCAATGCCGCCGTCGGAAAGCAGGAAACTGTTGTGCGCAAAAGCGCAGATGTGCTCAAACGCGCCGAGCTTGCCGTAAAATCCTATGAAAACCGCATCAGTGACACCAAGGCCAAAATCGACGGATTCAACGACACGATTTCCAACCTCAATTCAGAGCTCGCCTCCGGCACGATGCAGGGAGCTGCCAGCGATATGGACGCTGCCGGAGTAGCCACAGAAGCCCTCAACGACATTACTGATACGGCCAGTCATACACTCCAGCGAGGTTTTGCTTCTGCGGTTCAGAGTGCTGTCGGACAACTCGGCCTATTTCAAAACAGCACGGGCCTTGCGGGCTTTGCCCTGCAGTCCGCCCAGCGCTCCATGCAGCCGTTTATAAGCCAGCTCAGTCTCGCCACGCTCGGCTGGGGCGCTCTTGCTGCCGGTGCGGTTTACGCGGCCTATAAGCTCTATGATTATGCCTCCGGCGCAAAAGCCGCCCGTGAGGCGCAGGAAGAGCTTAACAAAACGGCGCAGGAGTGGGCCGATACTGACGTGACGACCAGTTACGAGAAATCGAAGGGTATGTCTGCTTTTGGCCTTGACGGCGGCGATTTCCAGCGCATGGTCAAGGGCTCCCGCGGCTGGATGGAAGAACTGACCCGCGTGTGGTCGGACGGCAAAAAAGAGACGGACGACATCGTCTCCGAGATGGTCAGCGGATTCACCAGCGGCACGGACGAGCTTCGCGACGGCCTTGCGGAGATCAAGGACGCAGCCGCTTCCGGCGGTTATGTCAGCGACGGATTTTTACAGGGGCTCGACGAGGATGCGGCGCGCCTCGATGAGATCGACGCAGCCGTTGAGGCGCTGCTGAAAAAGAAGCAAAACGGCCTGCTGTCTGAGGCGGATACGCAGTCGCTTCAGGCGCTTTATGACGAGCGCGAGGCCATTGAGATCAAGTACAAGCTCAAGCCAGACAGCGAAAACGGAAACCCGTTTGAAGAGATCACGACCAACGTGGACGCGGCCCTCTCCCGCGGAGCAAACGGTGTAGATGTTTGGGCAGATGCTTATGCGGCGGCGACGCAGGGCCTCGCCCAGTATAACGAGGCCCTCCAGCAGGAATATGATCGGCAGTATGCCCTCATCCAGCTCATCGAGGACGATGGAGAGCGCAAACAGGCCCTTGAAGACCTCAATCAGTGGTGGAATGATGCTACTACGCAGGGCGTGGACAAATATGCAGAAGCGCTCAATTATGCAATGGATTCCACCAATGTTTTTGGTGAAGGAACCGCCTATGACAATACGGCGGACAAGCTCGAACATATCCGACAGCTTATGATCGAGGTGTCCAAAACAGGCGATAAAACTAAGCAGGCGGAACTTGCGACGGCCCTTTCTGAATTGGATGAAACGCAGGTCGTAGAAATGACCGCCGCGTTGCAGTCAATGCAGGATGCCGCAAACAAAAGTGGCACGACGTTGAGTTCTGAGGCGCAGGATGCATATTTCACGCTTACGTCGCTGAAAACGATACTCAACGACGAAACGTTGCAAAAAGGATTGCCTGAAGACCTCATTAAATCGATGAATGATATGTTTGGCGAAGGGCTGGACAAAGAGGTCTTACAGGTCTATGCGGCTTTGGATGCTGATTTTCTGGAAGAATCGTATACCGCATGGGCCGAAGGAGCGCATGCCGAAATCGAAGGCACCGTCAAAGTAGTCAAATTTGAGGATGGCAATTTTACAAATTCTGCCGATCCCCAAATGAGCTATGCTTCGGCAAGCGGTCAGGTAAACAAGACCGGTTTCCTCGGCATTCCAACTGGCACCGCAAATATGATTGACTCCCTCGCCAATAGCGTTAAAAACTATAACGAGGTGCTGAATTCCTCCGATGCGCATAGCGCTGCTCAAATGCAAAGCGCCATATTCGAGCAAGCGTTAAACGCCGGGGGGCGCCTGAATAGCGATGACGGAAAAGGCTTTGAAGAACTCGCTCAGTACATCGCAAACGGCCTGCAAATGCTTAAAAATGGCGAATTAAGCGAAGATGAAGCCGCGCAGTTGCTCTCAGTAATCGAGAACGTACAGACAATTCTCGGTTCCGCGGACGCTGTCGGAGCCTTGGGCGATGTAGGTGTAGACTTGGCTGAAGGTCTCGCAGAGGGCTTTGCGGGATTCGGCTGGGCAAGCACCGCCGAAACGGTCGCTTCCGACATCGACGCAGCAGTCCGCGCCGCGGAGCAGTCCCATTCTCCCGCGGAGCGAACAAAGCCCATCGGAAATGACGTAGCCGCCGGCATCGGCGCAGGAATGGGCGAATACGACTTTTCCGGTGATGCTGAAACTGTCGCCGCCGCCGCAAATGCGGCCCTCAGCTCTGCGATGGCTGGCCCGACTGCGAAAACGCTGGGACGCAATTTTTCCTCCGGACTCGCGACCGGTATTCGAAATGGGAAATCCGGCGTAATTTCAGCGGCGATTGAAGTTGCGAGTGCCGCAGCACAGGCGGCGAGAAATGCACTCGATATCCACTCTCCCTCTCGCGTCATGGAATCCATCGGCGAATACTATGACCTCGGATTTATGGGCGGCATCCGCAACCTGTCGCCCGACATCGAGCGTGCTGTTGCAGAAGCGGTTTACGTCGAGCCGCCGCGTGATCTGGGCGAGCCGAGCGGCAGAACCACCAGCAGTGCGCGCGAGGTCGTCATCGACTATGACCGCCTTGCGGAGGCCATGTCGAATCAGCATATTGAGCTTGTTGAGAATGGCAAGGTTGCCGCCAAAGTCAGAGCGCGCTACACGGCAGAGGCCGCAGCAAATCGCAATCGCGGAATCGCCCTGGGCTATGGAGCGAGGTGAGAAAATGAGCAGAAGCAATAACAATGTTTTTTATTTCAACGATTCTTCCTCTTCTGATCACGGCGTTCGACTGATAAACGTCTACATTCCTTCCCTCCCGGCGGCACGAGGAAAAGTTGAAACGCCGCCGGGCCGGAACGGCGAACTGTGGATGGCTGAGGGATGCTACGACACCATCACCATAAAGCTGCAATGCCGGGCGAACAAGTCCAAACATAGCGAAATCGGCGGATGGCTGACCGGGCGCGGAAAACTGCGGTTTTCTTCCGCTCCCGGTTTTGAATTTATAGGACGAGTAAGCAAGCAGGTGGATTTCAAACAGCTCACCGCGGATTCTGATCCGCTCATTGAGTTTACGGTCACGTTTGCTTTACAGCCCTTCCGCTACGTCTACCCGCCCAAGCCCGCCGAGGAGATCACCACCTCCGGCGGGACGATCACCAATCCCGGCACCGTGTTTTCTCAGCCGCAGATCAAGCTGACGGGCAGCGGCGACATTACGCTGGTGGTCAACGGCTATTCCGTCGAGGCGCGGAGCCTGACGGACGGAGCGATCATCGACTGTGAGCTGATGGAGACGTTCAATCTGGCCAAAACCGCGTCGCTCAACAGCAGCTTTGTGATGGACGAGTTCCCGGTACTGCGGCCCGGGGCGAATATCATCACGTGGACGGGCAGCGTGACCAAGGTTGAGATCACGCCGCGATGGAGGTATCTATGATCAACATCTACCCGGTAGACACCGAGGACTTTTCCACGCTCGGTTTGGCCGTACTCCAGCCCACGGAATGCACCGTGGAGGAAAAAGCCGGCGGCCTGATGGAGCTGGAGATGAAGCATCCCGTGGACGATGACATGAAATGGACGTATCTGCAGAACGGATGCATCATCAAGGCTCCATGCGCCGTGCGGGAAGCGCCCATTGTGCGCATCCTCGACAACGTGCCCAGCGGAGCCACGCAGACCGTCACCCGCGCCATCTACAAGGTGCGAACCAACACCGGCGCGCGCCTGAGACTGCGGGCGAAGCCCAGCACCTCGGCCAAGATCATCCGCGCCTACAAGGTCGGAACGGAGGTCGTGCAGCTCTCCAAGTCCGGCGACTGGTCGCGCGTCGTCATCAAGAGCGGCGGCGCGACGGGCTGGATGTACAGCCAGTATCTCAAATTCGACCACAACGAGACGGAGACCGTCAAGGGCGACAACGACCAGCCCAGCACCGTCATCGAGAGCAAACAGACGCGGGATCAGCTCTTCCGCATCTATTCCGTGGGTCGCGACGCGGAGACTGGCATGGTGGAGGTCAAGGCCTCACACATATTCTACGACCTGTCCGGCGTGATCTGTACCAGAGACTATAAGCCAGAAAACGTCGCCGCCGACACGGTTCTGAGTACCATTCTGACCAGCGCCAGCGCCGAGCATGGCTTTACCTTCCATTGCAAAGTCAATAAGGCCATTTCCGGCGACTACACCGGCGCATCCATCGTCAAGGCACTGCTCGACCCGGACATTGGCATCGTGCCCCAGACCGGCGCGCGGATCATCCGCGACAACTACGACGTGTATATCCTGCCGGACGAGGTCATGGATCGCGGCATGGAGATTCGGCATCGCAAAAACCTTCTGGGCGCGGTGCTGACAATGGATGTATCCGGCGTGGTGACGCGCATCCGGCCCGTGGGCAAGGACAAAGACGGCAACCGCCTGCTCATCACGGAGAATAACGGCTGGGTGGAGAGCGCCAACAAGGCCCTCTACCCCACCAGCCGGGACGCGGAGATCGAATACGACGTGAGCGTCTCCACGGCCAAGGACGCGCAGTTTAAGACCAACGCGGCGGCCAGAGCCGAGCTGAAGCGCCTCGCCCAGCAGGATTTTGCGGACGGCATGGACGCGGCCGCGGTGAGCCTTGACGTGCAGCTCGCGGCGCTGGAAAACTCGGCGGAATACGCGGACTACGCGCAGCTGCTTACGGTGTTTTTGTACGACAGCGTGCGCGTCATAGCCTCCTACGTGGGCATCAACGCCAAGCTCCGCGTCAACGGCTATGTCTACGACTGCCTGCTGAAGCGCTATCAGGACGTGTATGTGGGCGACATCTCGGAGCTTGAGCAGACCACCTATGGCTACGAGATCGCCGACGGCAGCGTCTCCGGTGTGAAGCTCCTGCCGGGCAGCGTCAACGCCAACAGCGTCATGCGCAACGCCACCATCGGCTACGCGAAGATCGCCCAGGCGGCCATTGAGCAGCTGGCGGCGGACAGCATTGTGGCCATCCGGGCGGACATCCACGAGATCGTGGCGGGCAGCGTGACGACGGATCAGCTGTATGCCGACCTCGCCCGACTGGCCGTGGCGCAGATCACCACGGCGAACATCAAGGAGGCCAACATTGACTGGGCGCAGATCGCCGAGCTGACGGCGCAGATCGCGAGTATCTCCAAGGCGCAGATCACCACGGCCAACATCAACGAGGCCAATATCAACTGGGCGCAGATCACGTCCCTGTCTGCGGCCATCGCGGACATCGCGACGGCCAAGATCGGCGAAGCGGAGATCAAGTCGGCGCAGATCACCGATCTGGAGGCGGAAGTCGCACGTATTGCGGCGGCGAAGATCGCCGTGGCGGATATCGACTGGGCGCATATCAAGGACTTGGTGGCGGGCACGGCCATCTTTACCGCGGGCGTGGGCGACAAACTGCATATCGCGCGGCTGGCCGTCACCGAGGCGAATATGGTCAGCCTGAGCGTGGGCGAGCTGCTGGTCAAGGGACAGGACGGCTCGTTTTACTCCGTGTCCGTGGACGCGGATGGGAACATCGTCACCGAGAAAAAGCAGGTCGAGAACAGCGACGTGAAAGACCTTTCCATCAACGCCGGGGAGAAGATCATCGAGGGCACGGTCACGGCGGCATGTCTCAATGCCAACGACATCTTTGCCAACAACGCGACCATCAAGAAGCTCATCGCGGCCAACATCGACGTGGACACGCTGTTCGCTCGGGAAGCGACCATCAATGAGCTCAACGCGATGGATATTCGCGGGAACAAGTATTTGCAGCTGTACGTGACCGATGCGGTTGATAACATCTCTGTGGGCGGTAGGAATCTGCTGCGGAACACGAATCAGGGAACGGTCAACTGGGACTGGTCTATGCAGACAGGTGGGAAAACCATCGAAGAGTATCTGGATGGCGGCGTGCGCGCAGTCAGGATGACGAGGGACGCTACGCCTCATGCGGGATGGAGCGTTATATCCTACGCAATTGGCGAAGACGCATACGCTCTGCTGGAGCCGAACACGGAGTACACGCTGAGCTTTGATTATAAGCCGTCGGTCGCGACTGCGAACGGGATAGCGTTCGCCATTAAGAAATTCAGCGGAGCGGATGCGGCGTCGGGCGATGGCGGTTACTGGAAGGAGATTCCGGCGAATGAATGGACGCATGTTTCGGGGCAGTTTACGACGGCCGAGGAGATTCCGGCCTACGAGCTTAATAGCTACTGCGTCTACATCACCCGGATGCCGTCCGCCGTCAACTCCGTCCACATTTTCAAAAACCTGAAGCTCGAAAAGGGCAACAAGTCTACCGACTGGTCGCCCGCGCCGGAGGACATCGAAGCGCGTGTGACAACAGCGGAATCGAAGATCGACCAGAAGGCCGACAGCATTACGCTGAGCGTGCTGGAAACGAAGGTGGACGGCATCGCTGTTGGTGGACGAAACATGTACACCGGCACGCGTAATTTCGACGGTGATACATGGATGAACAAGAGTACGTGGACTGAGGACGGCAACTACAACGGCTGTCTGGTCTACAAATATACCGGTCAATGGAACGGACTCGGACAGATGATTACTCTTGAGGCGAACACGCAATATACGTTGTCTGCATGGATGAAACAGACCGATGGCGGTACGGTGAAATACTACGACAGTAAGGCAAACGGTGCTACCTCAAGCGATAAAGGAAGCGGCAGTGTAGTCGAGGTTGGTACGGACTGGAGCAGATGTCATGTCACGTTTACCGTTTCGACAGCCGAGATGTATTTCCCAAGATTTGAACAAGACGGTGAAGGACAGTCGCTCTGGGTGGCCGGTCTGAAACTGGAAAAGGGCAACAAGGCCACGGACTGGTCGCCCGCGCCGGAGGATCCGGCGGGCAGTCTGAGCGTCAACAGCGACTACAGCAAGGTGGACATCAACACCGAGCGAGTGCGGATTGTCTCGAAGCGGATGGAGGTGGCCGTGCCGTCGGAGGATGGCGAGGACGATGTGCTGCGCGTGGATGCGGACGGCGTGCATGCCGAGGTGGTTGAGGCGGATCGGATTGTGTCGGATTCGGTTGTGCATACTCATGGCGCGGCGAGTTATACTCCGGCGAATGCGGGCGAGTTGGCTGCGATTCTGGAGGAGCTGAGCGGGAAGATGCTCACCGGAGCAGTTGTGATTAACTGCGCAAATGTCACCGGCGGAACCGTTGCATTGAGCGGTATTCAGGCGGCAGGCGGACGACTCGAAATTGATAATGGAACCTTCGGCGAAGTTACGATTACTGACTGTCAGGCATCCGTGTATTTTTACGGGAGTATAGTGGAGAACGCAAACCTATGTATCGGGATTTACAGATCGCAATACGTCCATTTCCATGCGGTAAAAATAAGCGGGGACTTGGGGTTGCAATTGGGCTACGAAAGTAATAGCGGTGGAGTATTGGGCGGAAATGTGATTATGATTTCGTGCACAGGAAACTGTTATTCAGTGGCGCGATTGGGGTATTGTTCAGTCTTGCGAATAATGGGCAGTTCGAAGCCGAGCGGGGTTATCCAGTGCGCGGCGGGTAGCGAGGTATACAACGCCACGCCCGATCCCACATTCACGGCGGCCAGCTCGCCCAGCATCCCGACGACCCAGACGGTGACGGCGAGCCTGTCGCCCACGAGCACGTCCACCAGCGGTTACGGCAGCAAGCTCTATCAGGGCCGCTACAGCAGCTCTCAGTCGCTGCGCAAGGGTGTGATGCTGTTTAGCCTGCCCAGCGATCTGACGAGTGCGGACAAGATCGACTCTGCGACGCTGACGATCAAGCGCATCGGCGGCGTGGGTCAGGGCGGCGGTGTGAGTGTGCATGTGCGGTGCTACGACGTGCCGGGTACGCTCTATGCCAGCAAGACAGCGTATGAAAACCAGACGGTGAGCATCGACGTGACCTCGGCGGTCAAGGCCATGAAGACCAGCGGTTACACGGGCCTGATGCTCTACAATCCCGACACGGCGACTGTGAGCGGAAAGAGCTACACGGCGAGCTACTCAAGGTTTGCCGGCAATGGCGAGTCGGGCGCGCCTGTGCTGAAGGTGAGCTACAGGAAGTAAGGAGGCAATAAACGGTGAAATATGATGTGACCAAGGGCGGATACATCCTACTCGGCAGGTGCGGCGAAAACCTCGCGCGAACGGTGGAAATCGACGTATCTGAATACCTCGTGGAGTACCCCGGTGCGGTGGTGACGCTGCTGCACCGGCGGCATGGCGAGAGCGGCATCTATCCCGTTGCGGCGGAGTTGCGGGACGGATGTCTCGTCTGGCAGCCCACCAGCGCGGACACGGCCATTGTGGGCGACGGCGAGGCAGAGGTGCGCGTGACCGTGGACGGAGTGCTGGCCAAGTCCAAGATACTCTCCACAATGGTGGACAAGAGCCTGACCGGGCAGGAGACGGACGTGCCGGAGGCGAGCAAGGGCTGGGTGGACGCGGTTATCAGCGCCGTCGGAAATGTGCAGAACATGAAGGCCGAGGCCGAGAGCGTGGCCTACGGAGAGCCTGCCACGGCGAAATACGACGGCAAGACGGGGACGATGCACTTTGGCATCCCTGAGGGCAGGCCGGGCAGGGACGGTACTGACGGTAAGGACGGAGCCGCCGGAGCTAAGGGCGATAAAGGTGACAAAGGCGATCCGGGCGTGAAGGGAGACAAGGGCGATCCCGGAGAAAAAGGAGCCACTGGATCGCCGGGGCCGCAGGGTGAGCAAGGCCCGAAGGGTGATCCGGGAGAACAGGGGCCGAAGGGCGATACGGATGTCACGGCGGCGAACATCGAGGCGGCGCTGGGGTACGTGCCG